TACTATTCTAAGCAAGATATATGCTCAGAACTTGAGCGAATGTTAAACGAAAACAATTGATTATGTTAGAACCATTTAAACTTGAATTTTGGGACAATTTTAATGACAGTCTCTATTTTGATTACTTACTAAAACGTGAAGAAATGTTAAACACTTACAGAATAACTTACAAGCAATACGCAGGCAGCGACACAAGCGCACCTGTAAGCTATGCAATCAAACATATAAAAGCATACAACAAGCAAGATGCACTTAGTGCGTTTAACTTGTGGAAAGGACTTATAATAAAAATTGAACTATGCGACTAATAGAAGCTATCTATTGCGCTATAATAACTTGGATATATGGAAGACTTAATTAAACAGGTCATAGAGAAAGACGGACTTAATAGCAAAGAACGTTATTCACCTTTAATACACAGAAGAATGTATATGTATACTATTATGCGTAAACACGGAATGAACTTTGAGAAGATAGGTTCGTTTTTTAATCGTGATCACGCAACAGTAATGCACGGAATAAAACGCTATAAAGACTTAACAAAGTCAAACGATGCAATGCTAAAAGTAGACACAGAAGAATACGAACAAATCTTTGGTAAAATACCTGTACCGAAGAAAACGTACAACTTAGAAAAAGACGTAAGAAAAGCCACTACGATGGCAGACTTAGACATAATTAAAAGAAGGTTAAATAATAATTTATACGATTAAAATGGAAGTAAAAGAAGAATTTAAAAATTTAATACCTGCACTAAGTGTAGAAGAATATGCGCAGCTTGAAGCAAACATATTAGAAGAAGGAATAAGAGAACCTATAATAACTTGGAACGGCTATATAATTGACGGACACAACAGGTTTAGTATAGCGCAACGTTTCGACTTGGAATATAAAACTACAAGCAAGTATTTTAGTAGTGAAGAAAGCGTAAAAGAATGGATGATATTAAACCAATTCGGAAGACGTAACTTAAGCAACTACCAAAGAAGTGTTTTAGCTTTAGAACTTGAAGAAGTGTTTAGTAAAAAAGCGAAGGAAAAGGAGTTAGAAAGAAAAACCACTTTTGCGAAGTCACAAAAGTCAAGTATGCAAACTCTTAACACTAATAAAGAGCTTTCTAATATTAGCGGTATTGGACAACAAACAATAGCAAGAGTAAAAAAAATACAAGAGAAAGCACCACAAGAAGTAAAAGCAAAACTTGCAACAGGCGAAGTAAGTATAAACGCTGCATACAAAGAAATAAAAAAAGAAGAAAAGAAAGAGGAATTACAAGAAAAGAAAAAAGAATACGAAAAAAGAATTGAAAGTAATACTAACGATGAATTTAAAGTAGACATTTTTAATACAAATGAAACTTTTAGAGTTATTTATTCAGATCCTGCTTGGAGTTATAATGACAAACAAGACACGCCACAACTTGGAGGTGCATCGAAGCACTATGACACTATGAGTATTGCAGAATTATCGAAATTACCTGTAAATAAAATATCGGAAAAAAACAGTATTTTATTTTTATGGGTTACTTCGCCATTATTAGAAGATGCTTTTAAAGTTGTTTCTTCTTGGGGTTTTAAATACAAGACTTCTTTTATATGGGACAAAGTAAAGCATAATATGGGGCATTATAATTCAGTAAGACACGAAATACTTTTAGTTTGCACAAAAGGAAGTTGCACACCAGACAATAAAGTTTTATACAATAGTGTTCAAAGAATAGAAAGAAATAATAACCATAGTGAAAAACCTATTGAATTTTTAAATATAATAGACGACTTATATAACTATGGAAATAAATTAGAAATGTTTTGCAGAACAATAAAAAAAGAAAAATGGTATGGATGGGGAAACGAATTATAATATGACAGAACAATACGCACAATGTTTAGAAAAAGGACTTAAATATCAAGACTTTGTAACAGACGTTTTAATAAGTAATCTTGGTATTTCATTAAGCACATATAATAGTAAAGAATATCAATATGCAAAAGGTGAAAATAAGCAAGGTTTTGAAATAAAATTTGACGATAAATATAAAACCACAGGAAATATTTATATAGAAATATCGGAAAAAAGCAATGCAAAAAATAAAGAATATGTTAAAAGCGGAATATACAGAAACGATAACACTTGGCTTTACTTAATAGGTAACTATGAAAACATATTTATATTTAGTAAAAAACACTTGCAACTTATGCACGAAATGAATAAATATAAACAAGTAAAAACGGCTACTTCAATAGGTTTTTTAATACCAGAAAAAGAATGTATTAAATATTGTGTAAATAAAATAGAAATTTAATTATATTTGCAATGTTGGTAGGACAATCAAATTTTTTAAGTGTTGCGTTAGTAAGTGTTCCTACCCACCGAAAGCGCTACACTTTTTTTTTACACTAATCTATGGCAGATAACAAGAAAAGCTTTTTACTTTACTGCGACTTAATACACACGGTTCAAAAGCTAAGTGACGACCAAGCAGGTAAGTTGTTTAAGCACGTTTTAGAATACGTCAACGACTTGAACCCAAAGACTGAAGACTTGCTTACAGAAGTTTGTTTTGAACCAATTAAACAAAACTTAAAACGTGATTTACGCAAATACGAACAAATACGCAAGAAGAAAAGCGAAGCAGGTAAGAAAGGAATGTCTAAAAGATGGAATAAAGATAACAACGATAACACGTGTTATAAACCTATAACAGATATAACCGATAATGTAATAGTTAATGTAAAAGATATATATAGAAGCTTCGCACATTTGTCTATGTCTTTAGAACAGTTTCAGAAGCTTGAAGTAGACTACACTAAGCAACAAATAGATTCGTGTTTAGATAGCATAGAGAACTTTAAAAACAATAAGAAATACAAATCATTATATTTGACTGCAAAGAATTGGTTAAAGAAAGAACCAAAAAACGAAGAAGATAAATTAACACAAAAAGCAAAAAGGTTAGGATATGCTTAGAAAAGGAGAACAAATAAAATACTTACTTGACTACAGAGACGGTAAGATAAAGCAAGGTTTAGAATTAGGATGTGAACTTGACAAGCACATAGTATTTAAACCTAAACAACTTAATATAATTTTAGGACACGACAACGTAGGTAAATCGTACTTTGTTTTTTTCTACTTCTTGACACTTGCACTTAAACACGAACTAAAGTTTTGCTTATGGGCAGGAGAAAATAGCTACGGACAAATACTTCGTGATATGATACAAATGTACACAGGTAAACCGTACAAGACTTTAAGTCATAAACAAATAACAAGCGCAGCTACATACTTAGAGCAATACTTTGACTTTATAGACAATTCAAAGCTTTACAAACCTGGTGAACTTTTAGAACTATTTAGGCATTCAGATGCAGATGCTTGTTTGATTGATCCATACACAGGACTTGACAGAAAGATGGGATACGAAGGCAACTACGAATTTTTAAATATGGCACGTCAGTTTGTAAACGAAACAGGTAAGACTATTTACATAAACACGCACCCAACTTCAGAAAGTGGTAGAGGTGGTAACATATTTCCTGTAGGTCATAATTGGGCAGGTCATCTTAAACCACCAATGGCTGCACACATAGAAGGCGGTAAAAGCTTCTTAAATAGATGCGATGACTTCTTAGTAATACACCGCTTAGTAAAACACGAATCAATGAAATATGTAACTTTAATTTCTGTAGACAAAATAAAAGACACAGATACAGGCGGACAACAAACCTTGTTAGAAGACTATATCTTTTGTGAATTTAACAGAGGTTTAGGTTTTGAAATAGGAGGCGTAAACCCATTAAAAAAAATACGATGAAAACCTTTAATAGTATAAGTGGTGGTCAAACGTCTGCATATTTAGAAGTGCATTATCCAAGTGATTATAGAGCATTTGCGTTAGTCAGAACATTAGACAAAAATTGTATTTATCCCGATGCAAAAGTAAGGCAGCTTGTAAGTGATAAGATAAACGCAGAATTTGTTGGTACTTTAGAAGATGACATAATTATAGACACTATTTTAGACTTAGAGCAATACACAGGTAGAGAAATAAAATGGGTAACAGGCAAAACATTTGATGAGGTTATAAGTAGAAAAACAGGAATACCNAACTTACCACAACCAATGCGTAGATTTTGTACGTTAGAGATGAAAGTTGATCCTTTGTTTAAATATTGGTTAAGTTTAAATATTNANGCTTGGGAATGTCGTTTNGGATTTAGAGCAAATGAAAAACGTAGAGCAAAAAACACAAACAACAGACTGAACGAACAAGGTTTGCTTACACATAAAGGAATTATAGGCAAACATAAAAACGGAAATAACAAATGGAAAGAATTTGCTTATCAAAAACCAAGCTATCCTTTAATAGAAAATAATATCTTTAAAGACGAAATACAAAAGTTTTGGAAAGATAAACCTGTTCGGTTTGCTTGGATGAATAACTGCGTTGGATGTATGCATAAACAACCAATGCTTTTAAAAAAAATGATGACTAAGCACCCAAATAAATTACAATGGTTTATTGATCAAGAAGAAAAAGCTAAAGTAATGAAAGGCAACACTTGGAGACAAGATGCTTTATATAAAGAAATAAAAGAATGGAATCCACAAACAGAACTTTTTGACGATGACTTTAACGACTGCGATAGTGGTTACTGCGGACTATAAAACAAAACTATGAACACACTTGAAATATTAAAAGCAAAGATAAACTTAAAGACTACAATTATAAAGTTTAAAGACAGTTTAGACGAACTTGTAGAAAAACACGAAAGCAGAACAGACTTAATAAATTCTATGAAAGAAAGCTTACAAGACATAGAAC